TGGAACTATCAAATCAGTTGCAGTTCAATCAATTAATTGGCGTGATGGCAATGGTCCATATAATCGTGGTCAACATATTGTAAGACCCGCATCGACTGATAGATTGGCTGCATCGAAGACTTCAATTTTTCCACAAGTTACTTCAAGGGGTTTTCAATCAATATGGGAATTGAACCCTGAAGATTCAGCCGCATGGGAAGAAGCAGACGTAAATGGCATGGAAGCAGGGATAAAGGCGGTGGAGGCATAACATGGCAAGAATATTCATAGATGGATTCGAAAGTGGGGATCTGGGGCAATGGTTAGTAATGGGTGGTTCACCAACAATTAATTCTGGGGCATTGGCTGGAAAATCAGGAACTTATTATTTAAGTTTACCCGTTTCTGGTACTTATGTAAAAACTTCATTGCCAAGTACATATTCGACTGTTTATGGAGCATTTAAATTATGGATGAGCGGTCCAGGTTTAGAAGCCCCATTTTTTTATTTGCATAGTGACGCAAATGAAGTATTTCGCTTGTCTTATGGATATACAAATGGGAATACTATAAAATTTTATATAGGTGGGGTTTATGTCAATACATCAGCACAAACACTTGTTTTAAATGCGCTTCAATTGGTTGAATTTTATTTTTATATTGCAGATAGCAGCGGGAGAGTTGTAGTTAAAGTAAATGGAATAACCGTAATCGATTATACAGGGGATACAAAACCGTCAACCTTTTCTACTGTCAACACCATGTTTCTTTTTGCTGGATCGGGCCAATTTGTTTTTGATGATGTGATTTTAGATGATGCCAATTGGATTGGCCCAACTTCAATCCAGGGTCTTGCCGTAACCGGAGCGGGATCAACCACCCAATTCGATCCGTCGACAGGATCCAATTACGCCTGTGTCGATGAGATCCCACCGTCCGATGCAGACTACATAAGCACCAATGTAGCGAATGAAATCGACACCTACGCCTGCGGAGATCTGACCGGAACGATCAATTCAGTGAAAGCCGTTCAGGTCCAAGCCCGATGTGTGCAAGAAGGATCTCCCGCAGTACCAAAAATCCAATTGGTCACTCGCCCAACGTCTACAGATCGCGTTAGCGCAAGTAAATCCATTCAGACATTCGCCCCAGGAGTCGTTTCAAATATTTGGGAACTCAATCCCGATGACTCTGCAGCATGGGAATCGGCAGATGTAAATGGAATGGAAATCGGTGTCAAAGCAGTAGCCTCATAAGGAGAATTTGAAATGGCACGAATATTCATGGATGGATTTGAGTTGGGTGATACTTCTTTGTGGAATACTTTAGACAATGCCTACGCCGCATCTTCAAGCTTCCCTGCCGGATTTTCTGGAACATACTACTTAAATTGTATTGGGACTTGGTCAGCTGAAAAAATATTTTCTACAACATATTCAGATTTATATTTTGCATTTAAAATTTATAAACCTAGTACATATAGTTATGAACAAATACTAAATATTAAAGATAGTGCTGGAACAATAATTTTTTCAATAGGAGTAAATTTTATATCAAAATATCTTGAAGCTCGTTTGGGAACTTATAATGCTTCAGTTATAGCAACTGGAACAATTCCAATACGAGTGCTTAAAGCATATCTTATAGAGCTTAGATATAAACCACTTAATTCTGGTGGAGTAATTACTGTAAAAGTAGATGGAGTTCAAGATATAAATTATTCAGGGGATACAACTGCCGGATTAGAAGAAATAAAAATATTCCACTTGGGGGGGCTCTCTGGCGTGGATGCATATACTCAATTTGATGATATAGTTGTAGATAACGCTAACTGGATCGGAAATACTAAATTAGGGATTATCGTTCCAAATGGGACAGGCACCACAAATAATTGGACCGCTTCAGCCGGAAACGCCTGGGACTGTTTGAATGAAATTCCGCCAGTTGACACCGACTACGTTTATTCCAATACGACCAACCAAATTGCCACTTATGCGATGACCACCATCGCCAGTATGAACTCAGTCAAATCGATTCAGCTTCAAGGTCGTGCGGCCTATGAGGGATCTCCTACACCAACTAAAATTCAATTAGGGGTCAGAGCATCAGGGACAGATTACTTTGCTACTGATTTTTCTCCTGGTGTCGGTTTTGGTATGCTTACCAAAATTCTTGAATTGAATCCTGCCGATTCTGCCGCATGGGAACAAGCCGATATAGACGCTCTTGAAGTTGGGGTGAAGGCGACCGCATAAATGGCTGATCGTCAAAAAATATCGTCACTCACCGGACAGGTGGAGTATGACGTTGCCGGGAATCAGAAAGTTTCTGCCGTCAATGCACAGGTGGAATACGATATTCCCGGCAATCAATTGGTTTCCCATATATCTGCTCAAGTAGAATATGATGGAGATAAATGGCAGAACAATGCTTCTCTTACAAATAGATACCTTGCCGATACTTCTGATCTTTTAATAGATCATACATTCAATGCCCATAATTTAACTGCCTCTGCTTCTGCCCCAACTGCTGATTCAGGTGATAAAAAAGAAGGGATTAGCTCTGCTGTTTATGCAAAAGCTTCAAGTCAATACCATTATATAACAGATGCTAATTTAAAATCTGGTTTCCCATTAAAAAATGGGGATACAGTTAAACAAGGGACTTGGACGTGTTGGGTAAAATTTAATACACTCACTGGTTCTCAGACCCTAATTGCAAAAGAGAATTATCAAACAGCAGCAAAAAGAACTTTGCAATTAGATATGGTAACATCAACATTAACGGCTTATTGGTTTTACAATACTTCAAATGGGTATAGCACAATATCTATTGCTTCTGGCTTTGTAACTGGAAGATGGTATCATATTGCAATTTCTTTTGATGGAGTCAATAAATATTTAAATTATAGAATATGGGATGATACTGCTGGATCAGTAGTTTCTGCTGGAAGTTTCGATTCTGGTTCATTTGGTGGTGCGCTTAATATTTCAGATGGAGTTTTATCATTAGGTGCTGCTTATGACCCAGCAGCAAGAGCAAATTATTTAGATGGAAAATTAAATGCTGTCCATGTTTTCAACCGTATGCTCGGTTGGAAAGAAATAGACGCCATTCGATCAGGAACATGGACCAAGCAAGAAGATTACATGGGTCTGGATGTTTCCCAGGTTCAAGCCCAAGTCGAATATGACACCTTCCAGGCCCAACGGGTCTATCAGGTTCAAGCTCAAGTTGAAGTCGATGACGTTGTTTCTTATACATCGCAATTATTGGCCCAAGTTGAATATGAAGAAACTCCTAATATATTTACTTCTCAATTAATTGTTCAAGTTGAATATTCACCAGGATGCAATTTTACTGCGAGTATCGGGGCTGGATTTTCTTCCAATTCAGATGCGGATATTTTATCTGAACGACTTCTTGTTGGGGCTGTTGCTTCAAGTGTTTCTACTTCGGAACCAATCTTTGCAATATTAGGAGAAAGTTCTTATTCAAATATTGGTGGTACTGGGCATCGTGCTACATACATTATTGTAAATACAGACACTTCTCTTTCTGGCATACTAGAAGGTCTTTTGGATGGTGAGACTGGTGGTGGCAATCTTTATTGGAATAGCGGAGAAGCTATCACTGGTAAATATATCAAATTTGATTTAGGTTCTAATGTAGTTATAGATGAAGCAAAATGGTATCAAGCATCTGGAACACAAACACATGGGGATTGGAAATGGCAAGGGAGTACAAATAATTCTGATTGGACCGATATAGGATCTTCATTTACTTTAGGTGGAGCATTACAAACACAAACAGAATTGAATGGTAACACTACAGAATACAGGTATTATAGATTATTGGGAGTATCAGGTACTTCTAGTTATCAACCTACTTTAACTGAAATAGAATTTAAAATTAAAATAGCCCCATTACCAACCTATTTGTGTACGGAAGGAGTTGGGGATAGAAGAAGTTTTGTTACTGTAACATCTGAAACCGGAACAGTATATGGAACTATTTCTAATCTTGTTAATGGTGGGTGGACAACTGATATTTATTTTAATGGTGGATCAATTATAGATAAATGGTTTAAATTTGATTTTGGAGTTAATAATTCATTTGTAATAATAGAATCAATATTTTCACAAACTGGAACACAAACACATGGGGATTGGAAATGGCAAGGAAGCAATGATAATAATGGCTGGACAGACATAGGGGCTTCATTTACTTTAGGTGGGACTTCTATTCAACGACAAACTCAACTTAGTGGAAATATAAATTCTTATCGTTATTATAGATTATATGGTGTTAGTGGAAATAGCAATGCAAGTCCATATCTTCGTGAGTTTACATTTAAAATAGGAATTTCGTCTTCAGAACCAGAAGGTTCAATTGTATGGGGCCAAATAACCGGAGTCGTTGAAAACATCCATAGCTTTGCAAGTAGTTGGACCGGGACCGGAGAAGTGGTCAATACCGGCGATGGTGAAGAAATCGAATTGGAAGATGGGGAGTATATGGAATGTTCCCCGGTCAATACCGGCACTCAACGAATTGAAATCATAAAGGACGGATATTGACATGGGGTATCTTGATATTGCTTCAGACAAGGTAACAAATTCAAATTGTTCTTCAAGGTATAGTTCTTACTATGGAGCAGATCAGCTTTTTGACAATAATACATCAACTTTTTGGGAAAATAATGGGGCTGATGCCTTTCCACATTGGGCGCACGTTCAACTTGCGTTTGCCAGAACCCCAATTAGGATTTCAATAACTTCAAGACCATCCTATGGATCACGCGCCCCTAAAGAGTTTATTTTTTATGGGTCCAATACGGGAAGTTTTTCAGGAGAGGAAATAGCCCTTTACACAAGCGGGCAAGAAACCGGATGGGGAAGTGGCGAAACAAGAAGTTTTACTTTTGCAAACACAACAGCTTTTCTTTATTTTAGATTAAAAGTTATAAGCAGCAACAATGCGAGTCTGGTCAACATATCATCTTTAAAAATTGAAATAGACGATACTACAGGGGAAGAAAATACACCGACCTTACCAGCCGATTTATCAGGAGGTCAAACATATTCCCAATCTTCTTCATGGGATGGTTCTTACACTGGAAGTAAGGCATTTGATAATAACACATCAACTTTATGGCATACAGCAGGTGCTTCAAGCCCACCACATTGGGTTCAAGTTCAATTTGGAACAGCAACAAGAATAACTTTGATGACCTGGACTCCAAGATTATCCGATAGCAATTACAACCCTAAAGATTTTAGTATTAAAGGATCTAATACCGGATCTTTTTCAGGTGAAGAAACCACAATAGCAACCTTTTCATTAGCAGATGAATGGTTCTCCAGAAATAAAAGATATTTTCTTTTTTCAAATGCAAATTCATATTTATATTATCGTATTGTTATAACTTCAGAAATGGCATCAGGCACACTTTTGATGGTGTCAGAAATAGAATTAATGGAGCTTGATATTGTCGATCATACGATAATTACCTTAAAATACCGTACCGGCGCAACGTCTGCCCTGTGTGAAGCGGCGACCTATCAGGAATATACTGATCCTTTTGATTCGGAAGGTTTTGTTCAATTGAGAGTGGAGGGATAAATGGCAGATACCAAAGTTTCCGGTCTTGGACCGAATACAGCCCCATTGACAACAGATTACTTGGCTATTCTGGATGATCCAGGGTCTTCCCCTGCACTCCAGAGAATGGCTATATCTTATTTATTAGCCCTTGCTGTTACCAATGTTGCAATTCAAGTAATTTCTGCCGGGACTACTACATATACACCGACAACCGGAATGAAAAAAGTATTGGCAATTCTGGTGGGTCCAGGTGGTAATGGTGGGTCGGTTACTGGTGTAGATTCTTATGGTGGTGGGGGTGGTGGAGGGGGAACCTGCATTCGCCTTTGTACTGCTGCTGAAATCGGTGCCAGCTCTGCTTGCGTCGTCGGGACTCCGGGGACAGCAACTACCCTTGCAGATGTGTCCATGTCTGCTGGTGCTGGTGGAAACGGGTCAGCAAGTGCCGATAGCACTACCCTTGGGACTTTAGGTGCTGGTGGTGCTGGTGGAACTTCTTCAGGTGGAGATTTGAATATAGCTGGTCAAGCTGGTTTTCGTGGAATAGTTCATTCTACCTCTGCTGGTCTTAGTGGAATGGGAGGTAGTTCTATGTTTGGTGGTGGTGGAGCGCAAGTTCAAACGGAAAATGCGGGTGTGAATGGTGGTCAATATGGTGGTGGTGGATCTGGTGGTGCCAGTTCTGCTGGAACTGATCGTGCTGGTGGTGGTGGAGCAAATGGAATAATGTATATGATTGAGTTTTTGCAGGTGTAATTATGTCTGGTCTTAAAATAACCGAGCTTCCAGAAAACACGGCTCCGCTTACGACGGATAAATTGATCATTATTGATGATCCGGCAGTAACCCCGGCATCTCAAAATATTACTATTGCCAATTTACTCACTCTATTTGTGTCCAATGTTGTAATGCAAGTAAAAACTGCTACTGGAACATACACCCCAACTTCAGGAATGAAAAAGTGTTTAGTAATATGTGTCGGTGGGGGTGGTGGTGGGGGTGGTGGAATTAACACCGACTCTGCTGGTGGTGGCGGCGGTGGTGGTGGTACAGCGATTAAATTATTAACCTCTACTGATATTGGGGCAAGTAAAGCATTTACAATTGGTGCTGCTGGTGCAGGAGATTCAGGAAGCGGTGCCTCTGCCGGGGGGTCTACTTATTTAGGTGCTGGTGGATCTGAACTTGTAAGGGCTACTGGTGGTGGACTTGGTGCTTCCAGTGCCGCATGGTCGGCGGCCTATGTGTATGGGGCGGGTGGTGCTGGTGGAGTCGGGAACATTGGTGATTTACAAATGGCCGGAAGTCCAGGTCAAATAGGAACTACATGGAGTGGATCTCTTGGAGAAGCGGGGGCCGGGGGGTGTTCATTTTTAGGAGGAAACGGTTTGCAACCAGCAGTTAATACGGCTGGCGCAGACGGTGGTTCTTATGGGGCTGGTGGGGGTGGAGGTCATGCTTCAGCAGTAACAAATAAAAATGGTGGTGCTGGAATAATTGGTGTAATTTATATTATAGAGTTTTTAGGATAATAAAATGCCAAGGTATATCTTTCTTGAGGATGGTGTCAGCAGACTCCAAATGGAGTCAGGGGATTTCTATCTTCTGGAAAATGCCAACGTTACCTATGTAAATTTTACTGCTTCTATTGCAGCTACCACTTCTGTATCAGCCACGATTGATTTAGATGTTACTGCTGGCCCAAAATTATTTACTGCTTCCATTGCAGCTTCAATGGGAACTGCGGCAACTATAGATCTTCTTTCAGTTAGACCTTTAGTTGCTTCAATTGCTTCGGCTCACACTACCCCGGCAACCATAGACCTACTGGCTTTAAGACCATTAACAGGATCTATTGCTTCTGGTGTTTCATCTTCGGCAACCATAGATCTTTTGGTTTCACGCCCATTGGTGGCTTCGATTGCTGCTGTACATTCTACTTCAGCCACTATAGATCTATTAGCATTAAGAAGTTTAGTAGCTTCAATTGCTTCGGCGCATACTACACCGTCTACAATTGATATATTGGCTTTAAGGCCGTTAGTTGCTTCCATTGGGTCAGCAGTTTCTTCCAGCAATACGGTTGTCCTAAAAAGAACTATTAACCTTGCAGCTTCAATTGCTGCAACTTCATCGGTTTCAACACCACCCCTTAAAGTTGTCAAAAAAGTTAAAAATATTGTTCTAAAGAGATACCATTATTTTACGGCATCTATAGCTGCGGTCCATTCGACTTCATCTACCATTGATTTGGTTAGTTTAAGGTCATTCACAGCCTCAATTTCAGCAGTTACGACCACAACGGTATCAAATGTCCTTTCTATTGCTCGTCCTATTCCAGCATCTATTTCTGTTGGGGTATCTTCTTCTGTAAATATTGATATTCTTGTAACAAGACCATTAGTTGCTTCTATTGCTTCTTCCATTAGCAGTTCACAACCTGTATTTAAAGGTTTAAGAAGTTTAGTTGGGGTAATCAATTTCACAACAGGGACTTCAGCTACAATAGACCTATTGGCTTTAAGGCCGTTAGTAGCTTCTATTAGTTCTGCATTTACGACAGGGGAACCTGATTTAGAAGTAAGTTCAGGAGCTAAAGAATTTTCAGCTTCTATTAATTCGGCAATTTCTACCAGCAATACGGTTGCTCTGAAAAGAATTGTTAATCTGGTTGCTTCAATTTCTGTGGTCCATTCCACTTCGGCAACCATAGACCTGTTAATAAGCAGACCTTTAGTTGCTTCAATTACTGCGGTACATTCAACTTCAGTTACTATAGATTTATTAATTGGTAGGCCGTTAGTTGCTTCAATTTCTGCGGCTCACACTACCCCGGCAACCATAGACCTGTTAGCAAGCAGATCTTTAGTAGCTTCTGTTGCTTCTGTATATTCAACCTCTCAACCTACAATATTAAGGAAATGCTCTTTTATAGGAGTAATAGGAACATCTTTCTCAAGTTCCAATGCAGCAATTAAATCTGTTCGCCCAATTGTAGCGAGTATATCTTCTGCTACTACTACATCTATAAGTTCAAAGATACTTATTGTAAGACCATTTGTTGGAAGTATTAATTCTTCTCTTTCATCTTCCACGAATATTGATATTCTTGTAACAAGATCATTAGTTGCTTCAATTTCATCTGTGGTGTCAACATCTCAGCCTGTGTTGTGGGTTTCATATATTAGATCTTTAGTTGGTTCTATAAACTCAGCGTTTACGACACCCAATGCACATCTTATTTCTACTGGATTTTTGCAAGCTAATATTGCTGCGGGGATAACTACTTCAGCCACCACAGACTTGTTAGTGAGTAGGCCGTTAGCTGCTGCTATACCAGTATCTATTTCTACTCAAGAAGTTGATCTATGGGTTTCATTTATTCGATCATTTGTAGGGTCAATATCTTCTACGATTACAACTGCATCTACAGCAGATATTTTATCTCAACGTCCTATTGTTGGTCAAATTAATTCTTTAATTTCTACAAATTCAGGCAGGGTTAATACAGTACGTCCATTGGCAGCATCAGTATCATCTGCTTTTACCACTCAAGAAGCAGACCTTTGGATTTCTTATATCAGATCGTTTATTGGACAAGTGGTTGCGAGTTTTTCTACACCGGCTACAATTGATATATTGGCTTTAAGACCGTTTACAGGGGCTATAGGGTCAAGCGTTTCGACTTCTGCCACCATTGATCTTTTATCCAATAGGCTTTTAACAGGGTCCATTGCATCGTCTATTACAACTCAAAATGTTAATCTATGGATTTCTTATATAAGGTCACTTGTTGGATCAATTTCTTCAGGAGTAACTACTTCAGCTACAACTGATATTTTAGTTTCCAGACTTTTAACAGGGTCCATTTCTTCATCCACATATACCAGAGATGCAGAGCTTTGGACTTCTAAAATTTTATATTTCATTAGTACAATTTCTTCATCTATATCCACTACATCTTTTGCCGATATACTTAGTTTAAGATCTATTACCGGAACAATTTCTTCATCTATATCCACTACATCGTTAGCTGATATACTTAGCTCAAGGTTTATTTCTGGTTCAATTTCTTCAGGGGTAACTACTTCAGCTACAATTGACCTTTTAATTTCAAGATTTTTTATAGGGACAATCAATTCAGCCTTTACAATACAAGATGCTAGACTTAAATCCCTTGGGTTATTACAGGCTAATATTGCTGCGGGAGTAACTACTTCAGTAACGATAGATCTTTTAGTTTCCAGACTTTTAACAGGGGTTATTTCCCCCTCTATTACAACCCAAAATATTAATCTTTGGGTTTCTTATATACGAAATTTTGAAGGTCAGATAGGATTAGCAATTACAACAAATATCCCTGTGCTTACTATGACAGGGCAAATCCTTTTGTCTGCTTTGATTTCTTCACAATTGTCTACATCTAATATTAGGGGAATAGTATTAAGAGGTTTATCTGGTGCAGTTGCAACAAATCTTGAATCGTCACAACCTGATATAAATTCTTTAAGGAGAATCACATCAGTAATTCAACCAAGCATTGAAACATCTGAACCTGGGATTATTCGTGGGAATAATTTTTCATCTATTATATCTTCAGGGTTTGATTCATCTATTTCAGATATAATTATTCAACGTAGACTTCAGGCTTTAATTTCTAATTATATATCTACAGATTTTGCAAGAATAAATTCTATTAGATCAATTTCAGCAGGGGTATCAGCAGAAATACAAACAAATGATTTAGTTGATCTGTGGCTTTCAGGGGTAAAAGCGTTCCTGGCACAAATTAATTCCAGTATTTCAACCTCATTGTCTATATTAAATAATGGTGCATCGTTCTCTGCATTAATTTCTTCTGGAATTGAAACGGGGATACCTAAAGTTTATGTGATTAGAAATATCCCTGTTGATATATATGCGGAATTAATAAGTTCATACCCAAATATTAATATTCTAAGACTTTTACAAGCAGAAATAATTACTGAGATAATTACAAACGATATAATTTGTGACATTGGATGGTTGGGATATGTGGATTGCCCCTCTGTCTGTGTTCTTGAGAGGATGCTTTGGGCTGTTGTTTTGAGCAGAGAAATGGATGTTGAGGCTTTACGCCGGGAAACCTCAGTATCACGATACCGGCTTGAAGGGGTTGAAACAATTGTGGGGATTTCTTTAGAGGTTCTTCCCCCCAATTGCAGGGCAATAAGACGTTGTGCTTAAAGCGATTTTATAGTAAGATACTATATGGGTTTATAACATTAACACTAATCTTGGAGGGTTTAACAAATGGGATCACTGACTAATTTTGCTGAAACTGAAATAATGGATCACATCTTTAATGGTGCTGATGGTGCCGGATCTGTTTACACTCCACCGGCAACGGTCTACCTGTCTTTACATACGGCAGATCCTACGGACACTGGTTCTATGGCAGCAGAGTGTACAGGTACTTCTTATATTCGTAAAGCCATTGCTTTTTCTGCTGCTGCAACTAGGGCTGTAGTCCAAAATGGTGTGGTTACATTTACACAAGCTGGTGGAGCATGGGGAACTATTTCCCATTGGGGAATTTGTGACCAGGAATCGGCTGGTGGAAATATGCTGGCCTATGGTGCTTTTGCTGTATCGAAAAGTATTGTTTCTGGAAATACGGCAAGTGTTGCTACAACGGAAGTAGTTATCACCGCAACCGCTGATGTGGGGCTTGCTACTTATTGTGCTCATAAGATTCTTGACTTCCTGTTCCGCAATCAGGCTTTTACTCCACCGGCAACTTATATTGGTCTTGTTACTGCTAACCCTGTGGATGCTTCCACCGGGGCCACTTTGACCGAGCCGAGCACAAATAACTATGCTCGTAAATTGGTGGATCACATTGCTGGTACTTCCCCGACTTGGGCGGCGGCAGTAAACAATCTTGTTGATAACGTGCATACTATTACATTTGCAACTCCTTCTGGATCTTGGGGGTTGATTACTGGTATGGTAGTTATTGATTCTATTACCGTTGGTGCTGGAAACGTGCTTTTCTATGAAGTCGATGTAACTGACCAGACACCAGATAATGGTGATACTGTCCAGATCGCCGCAGGAGCTTTTGATGTCACGATGGACTAGTATAATTGATTAATTGTAACCTTAACCCTGTCACCATAGATATACGGGAGGTTTTTTATTATGGGAGTTACATACAATGTGGTCTATAAAGGCCGCAATAATAGCCTCTCTGTTAGGGTCTATAGCACAGATGAATTGGGTGTAGTCACTTACCCTGATTTGATTGCAGGGGGTGTAACAAAAGTAGAAGTATTAATTAATGGTAAATATTATTGTTCTACGGATTACCCCGATTCTTTTGATTTCATGACTGAGGGGGAAGATGGGATTATTACTATGGTGCTTGGTACGATCCCTGAATTGGAAGTTGTAAAAGATGCTAAAGCAGAAATAATTACATATGATCCCTCACACGTTGATGGTCTTGTGTGGGGGATCATTCCTATTCAAGTTATTCAGCTTGTTGGGGTAAATGTTGAACCAGAAGAAGTTACCCCATAGTAAAATGGTGGTGTCATGCGGATAATTCTGTTTTAATTTATTAATTAACTAACAAATGGAGGTTACAAATGGGAGTCAATGTAATGGATTTTACGGATCTTGGCAAAGGGACTGAGTTTACTTTCAGGGATCAGAAGTATGAAATCCCCTCTTTCACTAAAACTCAAATGACAAATTTGATGGAGATTAGTGAAAAGATGGTGGCAGTTTCAAAGAACTTGAGTCCTGAAGATAAAGAAGCTATGAAGAATAATGAGATTAAAACTGAAGAACTTAAAAAACTATTTAATATTCAGCAAGAGTTTATTATTGGTGGTATTCGTTTGGTAACTGCTGAAGGGGTTTATAAGGATTTGACCCTGGAAGACGTTGAAGGGTGGCCTTGGAGACTTTGTAATAGGGTTATTTCCCTTATCCAAGAGATGATGAATACCACCGGAGATGTTGAGAAGGACGCAAAGAAAAACCCTACTCAGCAGAAGTAAAGGAGTACGTTCAGATTATGATGGCATTGCATGGGGCAGTTTCCTTAAAGGAACTGCTCCAAATGCCAATAAAACAATACAAGGTTCTTAAAAATGCTGTGGATATTTGTGAAATAGAAAGACGTAAGGTTTATATTCATGATGCAGCAATGGCATTTTCAGATCCAAAAACAGCTATTACAGAACTTAATAAAACTTTAAATGAGATAACAAAGTCAAGATCTTTAATTATTTGGGATTCAGATGCAGATTCAATTGACCGGGCTAAACGGAAATACATGAGGTAATCATGGCGAATGACTCCGATCAGATCGTAGAAGAAATAGTACTTGACCTTAAAACGAATTGGGATTCCGAGCTTAGAAATACGCTTCGGAAGATGAACCAATTTAAGGATCAAGTTGCTGATATTTCTAAATCGGCTGTTAATTCCTATGGGAATTTTCAGAAGCAATTTCTCTCTGAGTTTGGCAGTATGTCCAAAAATACTGTGGGGGAAATGCGTACTCTGATCGGGGCCACACGCAGGGAGTTAGGTGAACTTCAAAAAATTAATAATGATTTTTTGAAATCTCAAGATGCAGCAATGGATCAAATGGAAAGACGCAGAATTTCTGCGTTAGGTAATTATACTAAACAAGTAAGGTCAGCTTATAGGGAAAATGAAGTAAAAAAGTCAACTACTAAAGAGGGTTGGCAAGGAAGTGAGGGTCTTCTTAAAGGAAGATTAAATGCTATTGATGCAGGTACAGCAACTACATTAAAAGGATTAAGAGATGGGTATAATACCACTGTTGATAAAATTCAAAAGGAAGCACTTTCACCTTTATATTTAAAATCCGCTGAAATGAGTTCTAAAATTTCAGAAACTATTTCCAGTACGGCACAAAAAGCCCTTAGAAGTGTTATTGCTACTACCCAAGATGTTGCAAGGGAATATGATAAGGTTAAAAATTTATTTGCTTCTGGTGGTCCAGAAGGAAAGTTAATTTCAAAAGCTGAGTTTATAAAATCTGCTAAATCTCAATTTAAATCCACTGATTCTGTTGTAAATGCCCAACAAGCCAGATTAAATGAAATTATTAGTGCGCGTAAAAGTGCTGAAGATGCTTTGGGAAAAGCAAGTAAAGAAGATGCCGGTGCAATAATAAATTATATTAAAAGAATTGGTGAGGAACAAAAATCAACTGAAAGTGCAATGAAGTCAACCGGCAAACAAGCGATGGTTTTAACAGATCTTATTAAAAATGCAACTCAAGATGCAATATTAAGTGGTAAACAAATTCAACAATCCATAAAAACTTCTTTAGGACCAATGAAGGAAGATATTAGGCGCGGTGCTAGTGGTGCATTTAAAAGTCTTTCTCAAATGGTAGTTGCTTCTACTAAAGAGGATCAGGGTGGGTTTATAAAAGCTTCTGATAATGTTGATAAGTATATAAGGAAATTAGATGATGCTGAAGCAAAATTAAATGAGATTAAAGGCCAACTTAAAGCTGTTGCTGGTACGGGGTTTATTGATGAAAATGCAATTAAGTCTGGAAATAGGCAAATAGAGGAAGGTTTAAATAAGATTAAGCAGCATAGAAAAGAGTTGGGAGCATCTATCAAAGATTTTAATGCATTGAATATGCAAAAAATGATGCAGAAGACAGATGCGAGTGGTTTTATTAAATCAGCTACAGAATTTGCAAAAATTAAAACAGAGTATTCTGGTCTTGGTCCGATTACCCCTCAGAATTATATGCAAGCTGAAGGGTACATTAAAAAGATGGAGTCTTCTTATCAAGCTTTTGCGAAACAGAAACAAACCATCGACAATCAGATGGCAAAGAATACAGAGTATATAGCATCTATTGAATCTGCAATGCGTAGAACTAAAGATGCTGATATGGTAAAGCGTTATGCAGAAGCAATAGAGGCTATGAAGAAAAAGAACAAAGAGTTGACAGATTTGGTGGCTATAACTAAAACTGCACCTATAATGAAACCGGCTGATACTCAAGCTGAACATGCAAAGGTGGTAGCACAAGCTAAACAGGTAGCAGCAGATATTCAAAAATCAGTAAAGCCAGAAGGATGGTTAAATTCTGGTGTGGATAAACTTTCAAAAGATTTAGAGAAACTTCAAGCAACAACTGCTAAACTTGGTAAATGGAGTTTGTTCCATGATTATAAAAAAGAAGGCATTGAGATGTATGAGAGTTTGAAATCCAGAGCAAAGGCATATACCAATGAAATAGCAAATATAGGAAGACAAATTGTTGAACTCAAAAGAATTCAAAAGTCTGGTTTAGGGGATTCTGATTCTATTGGCAAAACAATAACCCAATTAACAAATATGCAGAAGCAATTTCGTTATGCTAACCAGGAAATTGCAAGAATAAATAATCAGGCATCTAAATCTAATCAGGCTCTTACCGACCATGCTTCTAAAGGAATTTGGAAATCTGGCATGGAGGTTATTCGTAATTTTAGATGGCAATATGCAGCAGCATATTATATTCTTCAAAATATTATTGGTAGGGTTGTCGGATTTGTTAAAGGCACAATGGATGAGATAGGGCAATTCCAAAAAGATACTTTGTCATTGGCAGCAGTAATTTCAATGCGAATGGCTGGAACTATAGAGAGCAATTTTGATACAGCATATCAATATAGTCGTGGGTTGATGGATAAACTTCAATTGGTAGCTACTGAAACGGTGCTAACTCTTGAAGATCTTACCATGTTGACAAAAACCTTTGTTCAAGCTGGTATTATTCCAGATACAGTAGAGGATGTTAGAAAAATATCTGACATTGGTGTGGCTATTCGTGCGGTTACAGAGGGCATGGCTAATGCTGGTACTCAAATGCGGCAAGAATTAAATGCTGTTATATTAGGTAGGCAACGTGCTTCTGATCAGTTGGCGATGATGTTTAAATTTATGGGCATAGATTTAAGAAAAACTTTAAAGGATGCTCAAGATGAAGGTAGAAATTTGTTGGATGTTTTGAGTGAAGTTTTAAAACCATTTTCTGCAATGAACAAAGCAATGCAAGATAACTGGCTTCAGGCTTCAAATAGAGCAACGGAGGTTTGGAAAATTATTAAACGTATTGGCGCGGAAGATTTTACAACTTCTATGACAACCAAACTTAATAAATTTTTAGATACACTTATTGATAGTAAAGGACAGCTTACTGCTTTAGGTAGAGAAACAGCAGCAGGGTTTGGGGCTATTATGAACACCCTTGGATCTGTGGGTCTGTCTATATTGGGAACAGTTAAAAATATAGCAAGTGTGTTTTCTATTCTTGTTGGGGCTATTAAAGAGTCTTCATTAAATTTGGATGGTTTAAGTGGGACTCTTGCAACAATTTTAGAAACTAGTAGGTTATTGATGTGGACTTTTGTTGTTATGAAAAATGTCACATCAGCTATTGCAGCAAGTTTAGCTTTGGTTATGGCTTATTCCCCTGGTAGTGCTGCTACTGCAAGAGCACAGGTAGAGAGGGAAAATCCAAAATTTAAAGATAGAGCCAATTTAACTTCTGCTGAAGTAGATGAGCGTGAAATATTGGTTACGAAAAAATTGTCTGATATGAAAAATAAAGCTTGGTATGCTTTTCATATGGCAAGTAGAACCGCTGAAGAAGATATGGAGGAAATTGATAAAACTTTACAAAAGATTGTTGACAAAGTTAAAGAGGGGGCAAGGGAAACCGTCGATCTTGGAAAAATATTTAAACCACCACATGATACAATAGCTTTAATGGATTTTAATAAGAAGTTATCTGATGATTTAAAAAGCGCACAACTTGCTTCTATGAAAGGCCCAATAAAGTTTAAAACAGAATATGAAGTTGATATAACTGCTTTGGGGCGGCATAAGGAACAATTAGAAGCACAGTTAGAATATTATGAAAATTATATTAAAGACCTTAGAAATAGTAATACAGAGTATGATGTTGATCAAATTAAAAGGTATACTATAACTTCAGGTGCTTTGAAAGAGGCACTACAACGGGATACTAATCTTCGTAAATACTATGGGGATAAGAGAGATAAACAAACAGCAGATTGGTATCATACTGAGGGGGATCGTTTAGCTCGTTTGGCAGAAGAATGGGAAGGGTTCCTTATTTCTACTGCTGAAGCTCCTATGGATGAATGGCAGAAATTAGATAAGTGGATTGAAGAAACGCAAAAGAAAATGCGTAAGATGGCTGTTACTAACACAGAAAAGTATAAACCAAAAGAAGCTGAAGCGGCTTTAGACCAAGGAACTGTAAATAGAACTAAGAAAATAACTGAAGCTGCTGGAAAAGCATATGAAGATTTAATGGAGAAGGTGAATTCTTACCAGTTTAAAACTCCATTTATGGAAATAGACCAAGAAGCAAAGAAGATGACCAATGATATTAATGAATATATAAAGAATTTTGTTAAATTAGAAGATCGTACACCAGAATTAAAGAAGCATTGGGCAGATATAGTAACTGAAATGGGTAGGGCTAAGAGAGAAATAGCTGAATTAAATATGGCGCAAGATCGTTATAGTGCTAATATGGATCTTGCTTTAAGGAAGGTCAATTATTGGAAAGATGCTTATGATCCGGCTACTGTTAGACAAGCAAATATAAATTCTGCATTGATAGAGCAATCTAAACTTGTTGGTGAGATTGCAGTAAAATATAAGGAAATAGAAGTTAAAAGGGCAGCAGCAGCAAAAGCTGGTAAGGATATAGAGGTAAAATACTTTGAGGAAATGCAACAAAATTATGTGGAGCAATTAGAAATAATTAAAATGGAAACTGAGAAATTGATTTGGAAAGACCTTCATCCCCTTTGGGCAGAACTAAATGAAATGTCCAAATCATGGGGAGATGGGATGACAGATGCATTTGCAGATATTATAGATGGTTCTAAAAAAGCTGGTGTTGCAATTAATGACCTATTGAAAACAGTTCAAAGGGATGTTTTGAAAGCAGTTATTAAAAATACCATTACTGAGCCTATTATGGGTTTTATGGGTGGTGCCGGTACTCCTGGGGAAGTTTCCCCACTTCAGAAAATACTTGGTGTTAAAGGAGAGGGTGCTGCTGGTACTATGAAAAAAGTAATGGAGGGTGTAAAAGCAGAAAATGATAAATTAATGAATAAATTTTTAAATGGGTATACAATTATCCCGGTGCAGATAGTTGGTAAAACAGAAACAATGATAAGTGCTTCTGAAGAAGCAAACCAATCTATTGTTGATATGATGAGAGAAAATAATGGTCTTACTAAAGAAGGGGTTGATCAACAAGAAGTATTTATGAGGGACTTTCAATCATATTTCGATAATCTGGTTTCTATTTTAACTACTGGAAGTGGCATTACTTCCGGTGTAAAAGCTGTGGGAAGTGAAGCGGATCTTAGCAGTTTAGTTAAAGGATTATTTGGAAAAATTGGAGGATTACTTGGTGGTGGGGGTGGTAGTTCAATGGCTGGTATGGGTGATACTGCTGCAAAAGTAGGTGGGTACGGTGGTTTTGAAAATTTTAGTGGTGCTGGTGGTGGTAGTTGGTGGAGTTCTTTTACAAATTTATTTAGTGGTGCTGGTGGTGGTGCTGGTAGTGCTCAAGGTCTTTGGGGGTTTGCTGAAGGTGGCACTATAAAAGAACCAATTGTTGGACAAGGATTAAGATCTGGAAGCATGTATGCTTTTGGTGAGAAAACTCCCTATGGTCAAAACGAAGTGGTTGCCCCAATGGATAAGCTTGCTAAAATAGCTGCTGGTGGTGGGGGTGGTGGTCAACAAATTTCTTTGAGTATGCCCATTAGTGTTCAAGCAATTGATACTCAATCAGGAGTTGATTTTTTAATGAAGCACAATGGTACTATTGAAACTAATATGATTAAAATGGTTAGAAACAATCGTAGAATTAGGGATGCTTTCCGAGCTTCATAAAGGAGTTTCAAATGGCAAATTTTACTTTTGCAATTCATAGATGTACTCCTGGGGTTCCAGAGTACAATGTGCTTTCAACTCCTATGGAGGGATGGAAAGTTAAAACAAGGATGAAGACTACTCATCCTAAAAGGACTTGGGGCATTGAAATTCGTGGTCAGACAAATGCAGAAAAGGATTCCATTCTTTCCCATTATACTGGTCAAGGGGCATCTAATGTTCCTTTTAATTGGGTTGTAACTCCTACTTTTTTTTCAGGTGGAAATGCTACTACTTATTATGTTCGATATAAAGAAGTATCTTATGAAAATCCAGATGGCATGGGCAATGTTTGGAATTTTGCTATCACGTTTGTTGAGGAATTGATTTAATGAAAACAATATATTCTTCATATATGAGATATTTATTTAGTTCTGGAAATGTTCTTTTAAATGGATATGTTTTATCCATTAATGCAGCAGATGATACTTTTTATGTAAACAATAATAAAAGTATAACCTGTATATACCCTGCTCCTGGTATAACTGGATCTGCTGAAAGAACATTTCAAGCTTTATCAGTTAAAAGAACTCCTGTTCGTAGTGAAGATGGTACTATTTTAAATGAAATAGAAGTGGGGTTAGATAACGTAGATCTTGCATTTAAAAATGAAGTTATGCTTGGTAAATATAATAATAGAAGATGTAAAGTCATTTTGATGTTTGCTTCAAAAGATTCTACTGTTGGTCTTGGTACAATGGATATTCACACAGGTTATTTGGATGAGCCTAAAGGTGATGAGCATTGGATTACATTTCAAATACGACCATATAGTATTTTTGAAAGATCCTTTCCTAATCGTATTTTTCAAATAGGGTGTAATAATACATTTTGTGATGGTACTTGTGGTTTAACTCTTTCTAATTTTTATGTGAATACTACTTTAAGTTCTGAATCTAATGGGACTACTCTTGCTTGTAGTCATGGTAAAGCAGCTAATTATTTTACCCCTGGTTTTGTACTTATTACTTCTGGAACATATAACGGGTTGTATAGGCCCATTCTTTCAAATGATACTGGATCTGTCATTTGTCGTATTCCTTTTGATTTTACTATTCCAAATGGAACTTCAATTAGGGTTCATAAACTATGTGCTCGTAATCCTTCGGCGTGTGTTAATATTTTTAATAATTATGACAATTATACGGGGTTTCCTCATGTTCCAAAAACTCCAATATTATAAAGTTTGGGCATGATTAATGTCACACCAGATAGAATTATTACTGAGGCAAGGAAGTTTCTTAATGCTCCTTTCTTTCATAGAGGAAGATCGGTATTAGGATTAGATTGCCTTGGTCTTATAATAGTTGCATTTCGTAAATGTTCTATAATTATTCCATCAGATGATGGCTTAACTTATTATTCAACATGGTGGAGGAATCAGGAAGATCGGCTACATGATCATTTAAAAAAATATGGTTTTGAAGAAGTAGAGATTCCGCAAAGAGGGGATATTGTCACGTTCAAGCTACTTGGTTTGAAGTATCCAGCCCATCATAGCGGAATTCTTATTTCTGAGGATGCCATGATCCATGTTAATGGTTTGGGTGGTGTTTGGGAAAGAAAATGTAAAATTGATAGAATTCCTGATTCTTATAAAAGAAGATTGGGTTCTTATTTTAGATACAAAGGATATATTTAAATGAATATGCAGGGAATGTCCACCGGACAAGGAATTGGTGCCGTTATTGGTGGAGTGATAGGTGGTATCGTTGGTTCCTATATTCCTTATGTTGGTACTTACACCGGGTTTATGGTGGGTTCTGCTATTGGTGGTGGTATTGGGAGATTAATAGACCCACCGGATGCACCGAAAGCACCCCCTGCTGGTGATGTGACAATTAATTCTTTTACTCGTAATGCTCCGGTTCCTGTTCTATTTGGTCAAGACAAAGCTTCTGGTGGTGTAATTATGATGGGGGGCATTTCTACTGATATGCGTAATGCTGGTAGTGCTAAATCCCCTGAATATGAAATTAAAATGGATGTATATTGGGGGGTTGCTCATTGTGAGGGTCCGGTAGTAGAAGTAAATCCCCCCAGGCATTGGGTTAATGACAAATACACCCCTTGGTCTGGTTCTGGAAATAGTTACTATGGATTTACTACTTATTTAGGTGGTTCCGATCAAGATATAGACCCTTATTTTGAATCATTTTTTTCTACAAGTCTGTTTCCTTTAAACCAATTACCATATACTTGTTGGTCAAGTATTCGTGCTCATGTTGAGGGTTCAACTCTTTCCGCTTTACCTTCTATTGCACTTGAGCTTAGAGGTTTTTGTGTTGAAGAAGGAGAATTAGATGCTAATCCTATTAGAGTGGCATGGGATTGGATGACTAATTTGCGTTATGGTATGGGAATAGGAGTAGATGAATTTAATGGTGATCCAGATACAGAGGGTTCCCCTTGGAAAACAGCAGCAGATTTTTGTGATGTTTTAGCGGAGTATATTGACCATAATGGGGATACCCAACAAGAGCCACGATTTAGATATTCAAGATATATTAATGCAAAAAATAAAGGTTTTGATATTTTATCGGATATATTTATTTCTTGTCGTGGAATTTTAAGATCTAAACAGGGTAAAATTGAACCTTTAATTCATACTGGAAGTGAACCTATAGAGCATTATTACTCTGATAGGCTTCAGGTTGAGTTCACTATTGGTAGTTCAACAGCAAATAGAATTAATGCTAATTTCTCTGCTTACCCTGATGATTTTTGGAACGCTTCTTCTGGAACAATCTTATTAGCTAATGGGAGTATAGTAGAATTTTTTGTTTTGGATCAAACTTCAAGTTACATTGATCTTTGTTTTGATATAACAGAAGATATTAGTGAAGTAACAACATTTAAACTTTTAAAAGATAATATAAAGGAAAGTTCATTTACTTATAATATGCTTCCAGAGAATACAATTCCTAGAATATATCGTGTGGAGTTTATTAATCGTCAAATGTGGGATGCTGAAATAAATGATTGGGCTAATGAGTACCAATCTGATTCTATTGAAATAGAAAGTCCTGTAAATTATATAACTCAGGTATCCTATGGAGATATTCAAAGAACTATTAAAACAGTAAGGAGTGAAGGGATAAAGAGAAAGTCACAGGCAATGCGTATAGGAACATTTTTGTGTGATAATACCCGCTATGCTCGTAATATGTGCTCGTTTACAACTGGATTAGAGGGGTATATTCACGCTGTAGGTGATACTATTGGGGTGTCCCATGCTCAAACTGGATGGAATAAAAAAGCATTTCATATTCTTAATATGGAAGAAACAGAGAATGATGAAATTAATTTAGTTTGTATAGAATTTAATCCGGCACTTTATACTGATCCAATAGTTAATGTTTATGAATCAATTTATTCTTCTGCAAATTCCCCTTGGAATCCTCCGTTACAAGTAGAATTATTTTATGCTGTTCAAGATGTAGCTGGTGCCACTGGTCGGGTTTATATGTTATTTAAACGCCCTCCAACGGATAGTTTTTGGTTTGGGGTACAGATTTTTGTTCAACGGGGGGCTGGTGCAGATTTTGATTATGCTGATATTTTGACAATTACTACTCCTTCAGTAAAACTTGCTTCTGATATAACTGATATTGTCACAACGATACCATTTGACAACTCTACTTTATATGGGGCATTTCCTACTGCTGGTGGGTTTTGGGTTGAGAATGAATACATAACTTACACCGGAATAAGTGGGACTTCTTTTACAGGGTGTACTCGTAATGTTCTCTATAGAGTGGCCCATACAGCGGCTAAATACTGTTATTTGAAGCAAACGGACACACCCTATATTAGTTATGATCCTTCCGATGTTGGTAATCAATGGACGTTTAAAGCGGTGTCCTATAATATGAGTGGTGTGACAGCAGATTATGAAGATGCCCCCACCATGATGGTAACTCTTGTTTAGGTAAATACTAATGCAATCATCTTCTACTACTACTGCTGGAACTGTAATTCAATTAGCTGCGGGGGCAATTGGCTCTTGTTGGGGATACCCCGGCATGATGATTGGTCTTTCTATTGGTGCATTTATAGCAAGCAAAGTAGCGGGTAGTCACACCAGCAATAATAATGAAGATATTAAAAATATAAATTTTATGACTCGTTTGGATAATGTTCCATCTGTTGTTGGGACAGCAATGTGTCCAGGTCAAATAGTTTGGTTTGGTCAAATGAGTCTTCTTGATTCTGCTACATTGCGATCAGGAGCTTGGAATTATACTGCTGGAGCAGATTACTTCAGTTCTTATTACCGTCCACTTAATTCTAAATTTGCTATAGCTTTTTGTCAAGGAAGTTATCAGCAAGGATATAGTAGTTCAAATCCAAAAATAAACAGGGTGTTTTTTGATGGTAAAGATAAATGGCATTGGTGTTTATGGTTAGCTGATATAATAAGTTGGAAGGCCACACTTAAAGCTTATGATTTGGGTGTTTCTCAATGGAATATTAATTTAAAATGTGACACATGGCAGACTTTTAACGGATCTAAAGATTATTTATTATCTGGTATCCCCCATAAGAGTTTTGCCTGGATGAGCTATGATGGGTGGTTTGGGGATTATTCTTCTTTTGAAATTATGAGTCCCAATGAATTAACTCATGCTCTTGATGGGGAAGACCCATACAATGAGGGTATTGATTTTGATTTTACTAAAGCAACTACTCTTGAAAGATTCCCAAATATTACTGCTGAAATGTCTAATGGAAGTTTATATACACATGAGGGCTTTGGAGTTCCCCAAGTAAGTGTTGCTTCTGATACTCGTATTTCATGTAAAGATGGTATGCATGATTACTATTATACATGGACTTCTGATAGAATTTATAGAATACACCCCCTTTATGGTACGGCAGAGGTTTTTACTTATTCTGAAAGACTTAACTATATGTTAAGCCAGCCAGGACTTGTTAGAACTGATGAATGGCTTGATAGAATTTATTTTATAAGTGGGAGGTTTTTTGAAGGTAGATATACCCCTTATGCAAAATATTCTTTTGCATATGATTTATTTTATATTGATAGAAAAACTCTTTTACCACATTCATTAAAATTGGATGCAAAGGTTTATGCAAGTAATGCTGAAGGTCCGGCATCTAATATTAATTTAAGATCAATGGAAATTACTGAGGATTATATTCTTGCTTTTGGGTGGATGGTACAGGATTCATTTCCGATTAATTATAGTGCTACAATAATAAATATAGAAGTTATTCCTGGGGGTAGGCGAGTTTACTTAGATCTTTCTGGTGTTCCAAATGGCACTTTTGATGGGTGGTTTTGTTGGAGCACTTCAATGGATATAACTGAGTGGTGGGGGTATGCTGCCACTAGTGATTGGCCTGGGTGTCCAAGAGAAATTATAAATCAGACTACTACCTATATTGATATTGATAGAGATTTTGGGATTCCTGATCGTCTTCTTATCGGTAAAGGTATTTATATTAATTATGCTCAAACATGGGAACAAGAGTCTGTCGTTGCAGATTTAGGAAGTACTACTACAAAAATTATTTGTCAATGCCCAGGTGCAGATTTAAGATCAGATGGCAGTAATCATTTTTATTCCGTTAAATTTGTTTGGCAAAATTATAATACAGAGTATCGCATTGATTGGGATAGGACTGAGCATAGTAGTAATATATTTTTACTTGACCCCTTACCAATGACCCCTACTCCTGGGACTGTATTTCTTTTAAGACATTCATCGAATACACCTTTAAAAAGAGATGTGGTTTATCGTGTTCTTCCAGATAGGATGCAAGATAGGTATGAAGAATGTAAAACACAGCCCTGGTATTGGGATGATAACTGGTATCAAGGGCAACCCCCCACTACAGATGGTTGGAGGCCACCGCATGTTCAATCAAATGATTCTAATTTATTTGTAGTCCTTAAATTTGATAAAACTACTGGTGAATTTTTAGGTCTTTTAAATGATGCTTCTACTTATGTGCGTCATGCTTATGCATGGGGTAATGTAATTCAATATACTACTGATCCAGCCTCAACAGTAATTACCTGTGCTACAGATAAACAAGTATTTGTGCATATATGTTGTATGCAAACTGGAACTAATGGTGCTGCTTGTGATTTTGTAATTAATAGTGAAACCCTTGCAGTTAGTGATAGGGAATGGAGAGAAAATCCTTTTAGTGCCGCACATGCAGCAGGGACTTTTGCAGTAGCAACATCATGGTTAAATAGTTATGACCCCAATACTCATGAAACAATAAAAACTTGGTATGCTTTATGGTTTAGTTATGCTGGAAAATATAAAACTGTTTGGACTTTTGTTAATTGGACTTATGTAGAATCTCAAGTATTAGAAAATGATTATTCCAT